CTTCAATCTCATTAGCCAGAGCCTCCGCATACATCTTCAAGTTGTCTTTGTGCATCTTGAGCAATGCCTCGCAAACCGAGTCATCACCAATGCACTCAAGCGCGATGATTGCTTGTGCTGCGTCGTTGATTTGCTGTGCTAGGCATTTTACTTTTGTCGTGTTCATTGCTGCTTCTCCACAAAGATAACGTTGCGACCATCAACACGAAAATCACCAAAGCAGTCAGGAGCTGCATTCATAAGCATTCCAGTGCACCTCTCATTGATAAAGAATGAGCATTTGCTGCAAGGCTTAACTGGCGGTGCATCAACTGCAACGTAAATAATTCCATCCACTTCAAACTCATTCTCGTCCATAACAATCTCCTTTTCGTTAACTCAATCTGGAAACTTGCTGCCACCTGCACGATAAACCGACTCTCTTCGCCACTTGTACCCAGCATAACTATCTCTTAGCCCGCGGGCGCAAGCGCTTACTGAGTTGTGGTAAAAGCCATTGTCGTTAGCATCGCTTAGCGACTTAAACTCAACAACCTGACCCTCTTCATTCTCACCTATGTATCTGTAATGCTGCTTTCTTATGACTCTTGTTAGCTTGCCTTCGCCTCGCATGACGTGAGCAATCTTGCGGATGCTGTCACGCTTTAACCCAGTTTTTTGCTCTACCTCTGCGTAGTCGCTACCTCCTAGAATCATTTCTCTGGCTATCTGTGTTTTGCTCTTTGCTTGCATGTAAATCTCCTGCGTTGATATGGATACTATTACATTCATCCGCGTCGTTAGCAAGCACTAGATTTCAATTCTTTCAGCTTGGCTTTGTACTCTGCCTCGATAGCCTGATAATCCTCTTTCCGGTATCGTTTCGGCTCGTGTGGCCCCTCCAGCCACTCAACCCTATCGACTCCAATTTTAGCCATCAAAGCAGCCCTGAATGGAACTAGGTTGCCAGATAGGTAATTGTTACAAACTGAGCAAGACGCCCAAATATTGAGTTCGCAAAATCGCAGCTCAGGATGGCCGCCAACGCTTCGATAGTGTGATGCGTGTCTCTGGTGACTGCCATCATCTGGCTTTCCGCAACTGATGCATGGCTGACCTGCATCTCTGGCCCTGATATAGGCGTTAACTGCTGCCTGCGCCCTCTTCATCCAGTAACTAAGCGGCTTAACCTCCATCTTGCGCTCTCTATCGCGTTTTGCCGCATTCTTTGCATCCTGCTCATGCACTCGTAGCGCCTTCAATCTCAGTCGCTCTGAGCGCTTTCTGGATACGTCTATCGAGTGCTTGATTGCGTGAGAGTAATCGAGAAACCATCCGTTAGGTGTTTGAACACCCTCGGCTGCCTCTCCGTAATCTCCGCAGCACTTGCAGCGTTTTTTTCTATTCGCCATCGTTTTGACCTGTTCCCGCGCCTACTGAAAGATCGCATTCCGCGCAAGCACCGTTCCGCGCGATAAATTGCGCCCCCTCAGAACCCTCTGCGTGCGAGCACCCGCACTTTTGGCACGTTATAGTCCAAATGAATTCACTCATAACCATTCTCCTGCTTTGTTAGCTTCTGGTACTCGCAATCCTCTGGGATTGTGAGCATTAATCCTTTTTCGAGGCACCACGCATACACAAGGTCAAGATACAGCTTGAACTGACCAACGTCTAGGCCGCTAGTGCCTTTCAGTCTGCTGGTAGTGGTGCGCTCCTTGGTTACTACATCAACCATCACCACATCTTCGTATCCTAGGAAGGTGTGGCACATAGCATCGTGTACCCATTGTGGTGTGGCGTAGATGTATTGTTCGCCTTTCGATAGCAGCCAGCGGCTTATCTCGCCATACCATACCCAACTAAGCGCATTTTGTGGAATGCTCCGTTTCGTGTGCGATTTAAGCTGCACAGAAACCGGCCCAAGATCCAGCATAGTTTTGATGCAAGCGTTCAAATCCTCAAGGTCTCTTACATCGATTATCAGGTTGGTTGCCATCCCGCTTCCTCCTCCGCCTCTCTCTCGCTCGTTCTTTTACAAACAACTTTAGCCAAGGTGATGATGAATCCGTCATTCCATACCCCTCTGAATTCGCATAATGCTTGACTTGATAAACAACGGGTGAATCCCATGCTGGCTTGAGTGCCGCGCCACTGCCTGGCTCACCTTCGCGGCTACCTCTGATTCATCTTTCAGCTTGCGCCACCCCTCTAGGTCAGCCTGTTCTATGATCGCCTTTGCTATCCTCCGAGTTGCGATTTTTTCCATCTCAGTCTGATGATTCATTTCATTTCCTCGCCAATGATAGCCGCTGCTCGTACGATTGCCCTTCTGGTTATGCGCCCCATATCTTCAATGCAATCAGATCGTTCGATAATTGATATTGAACTTCGGCTATCATGATCACCAATAAAAACCTGAGTGAATGCATCGTATTGAGCACAGCACACGGTGAGATTCAATTTTACCGCCAACCGCAGCGCGCAACCATCATCAACCAATGGATTCCATAGGCTAAGAGCTGTCCTTCCATCTGGAATAATTCCATCATAATCAACAAAAACAAATTCACGAACCATTCTTTTTGATTTGTAGTATGAACCATCCATACCAACTGACTTTGCCGACAACTCCAACAATTCACGATCACTTTTCATCTTCATCTCCTTTAAATCTCGGTAGACTTCTATCAAGCCACTCTATCGATTCACTTCGACTCTTACCACTCCATTCCATGACGTATGAAATGAGTGTTTCGGTGTGTTGTTTCATCAATCATCCCCATACCTGAAACCTGATTTCTTTTTTTGCTCAGGTTCTGGCTTTGATTCTGCAATGTTTCTCCATTTGCCTTGTTCGTCATCTGGTATCGCTACAAAGTGGCCATTTACAAAACGCATATAGCCGTTTGTTGGCTGGCCTCGACGCCGCTTTACGTTAAGCAATTCGGCGACGTTCTGCATCGGCGTGTTCGGGTCGTAGATGCATTCACGGTGAACCATTACGATCTTGTCAGCGTCCTGCTCAATACTGCCGGAGTCTCGCAAGTCAGATGCAAGAGGCTTCTTGCTACCAGTTCGCTTTTCAACGTCTCGCGACAACTGGAATAATCCGATAACTGGTATCTTCATCTGCTTTGCAAGCAACTTCATCTTGCGCGTAATGTCACCTATTGCCAAGTCGTGTCGGCTGAATTTCCCTGCGATATCAAGAAGGCCGACATAATCGATAATTACCGCGCCAACGTTGGCATGTTCGGCGCAAAACTCGCGCACCTCTGATGCAACGTCATCAATGGTGCAACCAGATGCGTCATCAATGTAGAACGGTTTCCCCATTATCCTCTCAACTGCCGACCCCATAGCCCCACAACCTGCATCTGTTGTGAATGCTGTGCCATCTGATATTTGTTCAACTGATATGCCAGCAGTTGCAAGTAGTGCTCGCTCTGCAACCTCAACGCCTTCCATTTCCAGTGACTTGTAAAGCACCGCCTTTCCCTGATCAATCGCAAAGTCACACGCAAGCGCCACAGCGCACTCGCTCTTTCCGCTACCTGGGCGACCGGCAATTACGATGAAATCAGTATGCCCTATTGGCCCAAATGCATGGCTAAGCCCATCGGTTTTCAGGCGCATACCATCTGAAACCGCCCCCTCAAATATTGCCATTCTGTGAGCAAGGTATTCGTCAATAAGCTCATCTGCTCGGCGCGGCTTACTTCTCTCCACGCCAAAATCCATTGAGATAAGGGCGTCCTTTGCTGACAGCATGGCGCTAACAGGGTCTTGTGTTTCTATGATCGATTGCTTGATCTCATCAAGCTTCGCAACAGCTGACCTCATGGCGTAGTTTGTTCTTATCAACTTTGCGTAGTATTCGGCGTTTGCACTGCTAACTGCGTTTACCGATATCTCTACCAGCCACCCCATGTTGCACTCGATTGGCAACTCCATTCTCTCTACAGCAAGCCTGACCTCTGTGTCAACCGTAACCAAGTCAACAGGTCTGCCAGCCGATGCGATGCGGCCTATTGCACCAAACACAAACCTTGTTGATGTAGTGCTGAAGTGCTCCACCTTAAGCTTTGACAGTGCGCTGGCAATGGTTG